AATCACTAATGCCGATGTCGCAGAAGCAAATGTTATTCCAAGTGGAAGCGCGACTTTATCATCAGCATCAACTTATGTTGGAAACCAATCTGTTCGATCAGCTGTCTTTGCAGTATCAGTCGAAGTTTTTCAATCAAGAATCGCAGCAGGTGGACAAATCGAAGGAGTAGATTTTACAGCAACTCCTTATCGTATCGGGAGAAGTTTATACTCAAGAGTAATTGGGATTTTAGGGCCTTATGTAGATGTTGAGGGAATTGCCCAATAATGCCAGCATCAACAATTTTAAGTGCAGTTAGACAACCACTTGCCACAGCATTAGCGCCAGTTGCAGGAAATGTTTATTCATTTGTTCCTGAAACAGTTATTCCACCAGCAGTTGTGGTTGTGCCTGATAGCCCATACCTAGAATTTGATTTAATCAATAAAGCGGTTATTAAAACTAAAATTAACTTTACGATCACAGCTGTAGTTGCTTACAATAGCAATCCAGCATCGCTTGATAATATCGAGCAACTTATTATGAGCATTCTAGCGGTAATTCCTAATGGATATATCGTTGGACAGGTCGAAAGACCTACTGTTACTACTATTGGTGCATCAACCATGTTGATCGCTGATATAAGAGTTTCAACCTACTACACACAGACTAACTAAGGAGCAGAAATGGCTACCACCGTCATCACAGGTCGGGATGTTACCTTCACAATTGGTGGTAACACATTCGACGCACAAGCAACAAGCGCAGTCCTAACTGGCACAACAAATCGCCAGACATACGAAACTTTGGATGGCAAGGCCTACAAAGTAATCGATAACGATTTCACACTTGCTGTTGAAATGTTGGCAGACTGGGGCGCAGCAGGATCTCTATGTGAGATTCTATGGGGCGTTACAGAGTCAGCACCAAACACAGGCATTAACACAGTATTTACAGCTGCATCTGGCGCAGTATTTACTTTTCAAGTGCTACCATCATGGCCATCAGCCGGTGGTGCAGGAAATGATGCACAAACAGTTTCTTTGACATTCCAAGTAATTGGCGTGCCAGCAGAATCATTTAGTTAAGAAATAGAAACGGGAGCAAAAAATGAAGTTACCAATTACAATTGAATATAGCTCAGGCGAGCAAGCAACTTATATTGCCCAACCGCCTGAGTGGCAAAAATGGGAAAAGTCAACTGGAAACACAATCGGCCAAGCCCAAGAAAAAATGGGAATATCTGATTTAATGTTTTTGGCATACCATGCACATAAAAGGGAAGCTGCTGGTAAAGCAGTCAAACCTTTCGAAACTTGGTGTGAAACAGTTACAGATGTAATTGTTGGTGATGCAAACCCAAAAGCCACTCAGCAGGAAGCCTAAACAGATTATTGGTTCAGTTGGCAATTGCCACACAGATTCCAATGAGTGAATGGGTTGATGCAGACGACATAATGACAGCTTTAGAGATATTGGAGCAGAGGAATGGCAAGTGAAACAATTGCTTACAATCGCTCTGACTTGCGCGATATTCTTAAGGCTTTCAAAGCGATGGATGACCAAGCAACAGAGGAAGCAAGAACTCAATCTGCTGCTTTGGCAACTTATGCGTCGCAAGAAATTAAACAAACAGCTGCAACAAGAACAAAGTCGGGTAAGGCAGTTGTTAGAGTCGCAGATGGCGTCAGGATCTCAAAGTCATCTAAGATCGGTGAATTCAGATACGGATTTGCAAGTCAGAAATTTTCAGGTGGTGCTACTACGCAAACCTTATGGGGTGGCCTTGAGTTTGGTTCAAATAAATTCAAACAGTTCCCTAGTTATTCAGGAAGGCAGGGTCGTGGATCTCGCGGATGGTTCATTTATCCAACCCTTCGCAGAATTCAGCCTGAATTAATTAATAAGTGGGAAGCAGCATTTGATCGTATTCTTAAGGAGTGGGGATAATGGCAACCGGTAATCGCACACTCAAACTCTCGATCCTTGCCGATGTCGATGAGTTAAAGAAAAGTCTTAAAACTGGCGAAACTGAAGTAAAAAGATTTTCTGACAAAGTAAGCGATTTTGGAAAGAAGGCTGCTGCTGCATTTGCCATAGCTGCTGCTGCTGCCGCTGCATATGCCACTAAATTAGCCGTTGATGGGGTCAAGGCTGCAATAGAGGATGAGCAAGCACAGTTAAGGTTAGCCAGCGCATTACGAACCGCCACAGGGGCAACAGATGCCCAAATAAAGGCTACTGAGGATTACATAAGCCAGACTTCGTTGGCAGTAGGAATTGCTGATGATGCTTTAAGACCAGCATTTCAAAGATTATCGGTTGCAACTGGTGATGTAACTAAATCTCAACAGTTATTGAATTTAGCAATTGATATCTCAAAAGGAACTGGCAAGGATTTAGGTCAAGTTACCGAAGCCCTATCTAAAGCCTATGGTGGCCAAGATACTCAATTGGCAAGACTTGGAATTGGTATTACAGCAGCCCAAGCCAAGCAATTATCATTCCGTGAGGAAACAGAATTACTTTCAAACCTTTATGGTGGGGCTGCAAGTCGTAATGCTGAAACCTTTCAAGGTCGTATCGATCGCTTAAAAGTAGGATTTGAGGAAGCCAAAGAAACTATTGGATTTGCTTTACTTCCAGTAATTGAAAGACTTATTGAATTTATTTTTGTTTATGGCACACCAATAGTTGATAAGTTTAGAGATGCTTTTAACATTATCAAAGATGCTATTGATAGAAATAAACAATCATTTAATGAGTTTTGGGTATTGTTAAAAGATAGAGTCTTTCCTATATTGCAAACAGTATTTGGATTCTTACTTGATGTTGGTGCTAGGGCAGCAGCAGCAATAATTGATGCTTTTGGCAAGATAGTCGGAGCGATCACTCCAGTATTAAATTTTATTATTAGTGCAATCAATAAAGTAATTGATGGTATTAACTTAGTAAAGAGTGGTTCAGATATTGGCAAAATAAGCCCTATCGGATCTGCTGGCGGTGGCACAACAAACGGTGCTGCCGGTGGCGGTGGATTTACTGGTGGTAGTGGTTTTACTGGTGCAGGCGGTGGAGTTGGTGGCGGTGGAGTTGGTGGCGGTGTAGGCGGTGCTGGTATTGGTGAAATCGCAGGAGCAACTAGTCTAAAAAATTTAGCCGATAGGTTGGTTAGTGTTCAAGATAGAATTGCAGATTTAACATTTCAAACTATTACAGGCGGTGTTAGTAAGTCTGCTGCTCAATCTCAACTTAATAAATTGAATGCTGAATTTCAAGTTTTATCAAATCAAGCCAATGCTTTGAGTCGCGAACCAGTTGTATTGGGTGGTACACCATTTGGTCAAGCAGGTGGCAATGTTTATAACATAAATGTTTCAGGTGCAATAGATCCTGAAGGAACTGCTAGAGCTGTCGCAACAACCTTAAATAGTCAGGCTGCTAGAAGCGTAACCGCGCTTAGGGATAGATAATGACTGTTTTTACACCAGACTGGAAATTAACTGTCGGTGGGATCGATTATACTGATATAACAATTAGCGATGTTCAGCATCAAGCAGGTCGATCTGATATTTACCAACAGCCGCTCCCATCTTACATTCAAGTTACTTTAATTGCATTAAATGATCAAACGTTACCTTTTGACATAAATGACAGTTTAGATTTACAAATCAAAGATAGTTCAGGATCTTATGTCAGCCTATTTGGTGGCGATCTTACTGATGTAACAGTTGCAGTTAGAAATGCTGGAGCAGCAGCAAGAGTTGTTGAATATACATTATTGGCGATGGGTTCACTTGCTAAATTAACCAAAGAAATTTGGGATAACAATATCTCGCAAGATGAGGACGGCGATCAGATTTATGGCATTTTGTCAAGTGTTTTATTAGGAACTTGGAATGATGTGCCATCAGCTTCAACTTGGAATACATATAATGCAACCGAAACTTGGGCTAATGCAGTTAATTTAGGATTAGGCGATATTGATCAACCTGGCCTTTACACAATGACTGCTCAATCTCAGACAGTAGATACTATTTATAACATTGTTTCAGATATTGCAAATTCAGCCTTTGGTTATATTTATGAAGCAAACAATGGAAACATTGGATACGCAGATGCAGACCACAGACAAAATTATCTGCTTACAAATGGTTATGTTGAATTAGATGCCGGTCATGCTTTAGGTAATGGTTTATCTACAATTATGCGTTCAGCAGATGTTAGAAATGACATTTATATCAATTATGGCAATAACTACAATTCACAGGTTACAGCTACCGATGCTGCTTCAATTGCTTTATATGGCTACAAAGCCGAAACTATCAATTCTAGGGTACAAGGTGCTGTTGATGCTCAGGCTATCGCTGACCGATATATCGATCAAAGAGCTTACCCGCAGCCAGCATTTCAATCGATAACATTCCCAATTACTAACTCAGAAATTGACAATGCTGATCGTGATGACTTATTAGGCGTGTTTATGGGAATGCCTGTTGATATTAGAAATTTGCCTAACCAAATATCAGGTGGCACATTTCAAGGATATGTTGAGGGCTGGTCATGGAGCACTCGATTCAATGAGCTGTTTTTGACAATCAATGTTTCACCAGTTGCATTCAGTCAAGTGGCGATGCGTTGGAATACAACTCCAGCAACAGAGGCTTGGAACACAATAGACCCAACATTGACTTGGGAGTACGCTACAATAGTAGCCTGATAGGAAAAGGATAAAATGCCAACTACCACCAATTATGGCTGGACAACACCAGCAGACACCGATCTAGTTAAAGATGGTGCAAGTGCGATCCGCACACTTGGAACTGCAATTGATACAACTGTTTTTAATAATGCAGGTGCAGCAATTGCTAAAACAATTGTTGATGCTAAAGGCGATATTATTGCAGCTACAGCAGCGGACACAGTTGCAAGATTAGCAGTTGGTTCAAACGATCAAGTATTAACAGCAGATTCATCAACAGCCACAGGATTAAAATGGGCTTCTGCTGGTGGAGCAAAACCAGTTTTAACAGCACAACTTAGCACAAGATATACTAAACCTTTTTCAACTGCATCAGTAACAACAAGAGTAATTG